ATCCCAGAGCGCCTTCTCGTGTTGGCGCTGGGCAAGCGCAGCTTTGCGCTCGGCGATGCGGATTTCGAGGTCGTTGATCACCAGAGTCGGTGCTTGCACCATGTGCGCGTCTCGTAGATCGTAGCGCCACATACAGGCTGAGCAGGCAGATCAAGAGTCAAGACGGCAAAGTAGATAGACAGGATCGCAACGATCCCCCAGTAGATAGCTAAGATAGGCCCGGTCATTCCCCGCCCTTTCTAATCATCGCGGCAATCGCCAGCGTCCCGTAGCCCTCAGCCCCCAGCTTCTCAACCAACAGGGCACAGGCTTCGCGCTCAGCAATCACCGCAGCGTCAACCGGGAACCACCAGCGCTCGAATGCGGAATCGAGGACTTCGTTTAGCTCGGCTTTCTCTTGCTCGGTCATCTCAGCTCCCGCACCCGTTGGGGCTCGTCGTGCTTCTGATATTTACTCTGGGTCTGCTTGTTCAGGCAGGCTTTGCAGATCCACCTGAGAATCTTGCCCCGCTGCTGCTTCTCACCGCCCTCTTCTGCCCTTGTGTACTGGCAGGATGTGCAGAATCTCATTTGCTTTGCTTTGTCAGCTCGATGTTCTTCAGGACGGCATCGAACACGCTGGTGTCTACCTTCATCTCTAGCGGGTTCTCTGCATCCCCTGCGACGATCTGGCGGTCGCCGTACTTCTTAGGCTTCAGCTTCGAGGCTACCCACTTGCGGGCGTCTATGCGGTTCTTCTGCCATGTCACCCAGCCACTATCTGTGCGGCTTATGCCTTTGTCATCAACGATCTCTGCAGGCGGCTCATCTGCAATCGCTTGTATCTCATCGGCTAAGGTGTCTGCTTGCTCTTCTCTGGCCTTCGCGTAATTGTCTGAGAATTGCTTATTCTGCAACAGCCACAGATAGACTGTGCTGTGTACGGGCATTCTGTCTTCCATGCAGATTTGGCGTAATGACTCACCGCAAGAGATCCTTGTGCATATCTCTGCGGCGATCAGCGGGTCATACTCGGTCTTGCGACCAGCCCGCTTCTTTGGCTTTTCTTGCTCACTCATCCGAATAGCTTCTTTAGGAACTCGGCTGCGGCTCCGGGGCCTAGCAGCACCATGATCATTACCATGTACAGCAGGTACTCGATCCTCTGCATACGGTCTGAGCCCTTGTCGAGGCTGTTGGCAATATGCTTTGCGCGCTCTTCACAAACGGCTTCGTGTACGGCAAAACGAGTCTCTAAGTCCCTATCCATGTTGCGTCTCAGCAATTAGTTAGTTGTTGCTGGTTGCTCGGTCGCAACTTCTTGTAGTGGTAACTGCGGTAAGGCCTGCTCCCGGATATTCGCAATCATCTGAGCTGACTGATTGAAGGGCAAGCTACCTAATAAGGTTAATAGTACGTTAACCTCATCTAGATTGTAAAGCAGGCTAATCTTGATGTCCTTGTTCTCCATCTCTCTCTCCTCTGTTGGTGTTGGGCTCGATTTGGTCTTCAACTAGGCAAACCGGAAAGCCAGAAAACGGCTTGCGTCAACATCCTCGATTGCTGGCTTAACACCCAACACGGATGAGGACTGGTACCCGGCTAGGCCTATGGCTAACCGGCGCAGGCTTGAATTGCATCTCCCAATCCTCATGCGTGTGGGGGTCGGTACTCGCTGCGTCTATGACCGGTGCTGATCTCCGGCTTTGCTAAATGAATTGCGCTAGATCAGTCTAGGAGGTCACGCAATCCAATCCGCGCATCAGCCTGCGCATTCACAGCATCCGCTTTCCCGACTGGTATGGAGACCGACTCTCTCCGTAGAGTTCCCGTCTACGGGGGCGGGGGTGGTGCCCAGCCGATCTCCATGCCACTCGGTGCTGTACGCAGTCGGCTCAGCCGCCGTCCTTGACGTCTCATTGTTAAGGCACTGCGCTTGCCCAATGAAACGTCAGTCTACCTACTTTTCAGCATTCACGAGTTTCATCGCGTATTCAGCTATTTCCTTGATACTCGTCGAGCAAGTCCCGTCCTCAATGATGTCCTCCATCGCAGCCATGAGAATCATCTTGCTGCAATACTCCTCATACGCCATGTCGGCTACCCGATTGAAGTCTTTTTCTATTTTGTCAATTACTTGCAAGTCATTCATGTTTTTCTCCATTTTCCGAAAACTCGACCCCGTTTAAAGCAGCCCAGTTTCTTGAATTATCCAAAGAATTGCCAAAGTCACAATCAAATACAGGTAGAAATATTTCATTTGCATTTTGCTAATACGTTGCTGACAAGCTGGGCTAACTGCACCGCTTCTGAAACATCCCCGCCAAGGCCTTTAAACGAGCTCAGGAACGCTTGAACGTCTTCGAGCACCCGAACTACCTCCGCACGTGGAAAATCGCTCATATCCTCTCCCATGACCTCCCTGAGGTGCTCTATGGCCTCCTCAGGGGTTGCCCCATATCCGCAGTCATCCTCAGCACACCCGCCCTTGGGTACCGCAATGAAGCGGTACTGGGCGAGATTCAGAGGGTTGTAGGTTTCCCAGACCTCGTACATTAGTCTTCCTCGGTTTCGTACATCGCATCGAGCCGGGCCTCTTCTTTGGCCTCATACTGCTCGACATCCTTGATCGCGGCCTCCAGCGCCTTGATCATCCGCTGAGCTTCCAGCGGCGTGATGTTAGTGTAGGCGCTGCCGCCCCGCACTTGCATGTTGATCCAGACATTGTGGCCCTGCGTGTCCACGTAGATGCCTTCGTACCGATTTACACCGTTGATTCGAATTGATTCCATGATTTCCCCCTGATTAACGTGAAGTAACTTTGACGCTGAAGACTGCGGAAGTCTTGGTGTAGCCAGCAAGCTGCTCTTCGGTGATGCCCAGATCAGCAGCCAGACGCTTCCAGTCGATGACGCTGCGGTTTGACTCGACGACAGTAGCCTTGAACAAGCCACCCTCAAACACTTTGCTGCCGCCGGGTGCGGTAGCTGCGTCTTTGAGGTCGTCTTTGATTGCAGTGGCCTGCGCCTCCAGATCAGCGATCTGTGCCAGCAGTGTGCCTAGTGTGTCGATGGTGTTGATGTCGTTTTTCATGGTTCGCTCCGTTCGCTTCCTGACCAACGTGTCAGTGGTGTAATCTTAGATTAAACAATTGGGGGCGGTCAACCCCCTCATGCAAATATTTTTAAACTTTTTTTGGGCGCTGGATGATTGTCTGTTTGACACCGTTACGCACGCCGTGGTCTTTGATTGTTGCGATCAAGGAAACTACTGAGCCCTCGTCCAAGTCCATCAAGGCGCTGCTACGGCCTTTGTAAATTACTACGTTTTGCTCAGCATCCTCAAAAATGAAAATGAAGGTAAGACCGTTGTCGTAGCGGCTGAAAGCCATGCCCTCGATCTCGATAACCTTCTTGAGAGTCAGCTCTAAGGTGAGCTTCTGACCGATCTCACCAACGTGAGTACGGGAGGCGTTCAGGGCGGCTTGCTTGTCTGCCCACTCTGCCTTGCGTGCTGCGCGGGCATCGATACCCTTCAGGATGGCTGCAGACTGGGCCGGGGTTAGCTTGCCAAATGTGTCGTAAGCCTTAGCCATACTACCCATGAAGCCTTCTGCGTAGGACACGCGACCATGATCGTACAGACGACCATCTTCGAGAACCGCCTCAATTTCCTCCGCACGCTCGGTGTTCTTACGCCAAGTTTTCTGCGCGTTGGCAAGAATGTTGCGCTTGATTGCTGCGTTGTATGCAGCTTCGTTCTCGATGACTGCGTATGAATGAATTGCCATGATTTCGCCCCTTTCGCATCCGATCAACTTGACCGTGAGACAGAGTTTAATCGCCTGTTAAACAATGAGTCAACCATTTTTTAAAATATTTTTTCCTCTTGCTCAATTGGCAACCCATCACACAGTAGGCGCTGGATGGTCACGTTCAAGGCGTCCAGCTCATCCATCTTGCGGATAGCCCACGCCCGCTTCTGCCCGTGCCAGCCCATCATCGAGCCTTGGTGGCAGTCGTAGCACAGGGCTACCGTGGTGTACTGCTGACCCTGATTGATGTGGTGGGCTGAGCTCGGGGGCGGGGCATTGCAGACCGAGCAGGGCAGGCTCTTGACCCGAGCCAGATGTTTACGCTCTGCTGCGGTCAGCTTATTGTTCATATCGTAATCTTATCCATCGCCCGGTTACTAGCCTCTTGTGAGCGCCAGACCTCGACCCTTGCTTGTGCTGCGACCATCTCCCAACGTAACCGCTCTTCAGTCTCTACGGCTTCTCTCAAGCCCTCTAGCAGCTTGATGTACTCGGCATGGCTGTACGCCTCACGCTCTTGTGCATTCACCGCAGTCTCTAACGATTGCTTCATCAGAATTGCTTTAAGGCTCTTACGATACTCTTCCATGTAGATTCTGTCGGCTTTGGCTTTGGCGTAGATCTTGCCGTTATCCCGGATGAAATCTACTGCTCTGTTTGGGTCAATCTCTCTGTCCATTCTCTCCCTTTCGCAACTTTGGCTAGGATGTTTCTTATGTGCTGCTTCTCTACTCTGTACTTCTTCGCTAGTGACCCTATCGACGCTCCAGCCATCCACGCCTGATAGATTTCAATGTCTGGCAGTTGCATTCCGAACTCCCATCATCATGTCTGCCATGTCAAAACAAGTCTCCGCAATAAATCTCATGTGATGCTCACTCTCTAAAGCCTCGGGTTCGACGTTGCTCATGATCCCCTGTAAGGCAAACGCCGCAAACGCACAGCGCAACTGATCGTCATTATCAAACATCATCCCCATGCCCTCCTCGCGTATTCCGCGATTAATAATGCTTCCGCTTTACCGTGATCTTTCTTTAGCTTCAGCACCGCCTGCGGGAACCTCTGTCTCGCCTCCGCAAGCGATTGCTCTTTGTCTGATGTCAACTTCATGTCCTTCTTCCAAACCTGCGGAGTAACGTAGAAAACGCGATCACAGAGTAATTCACAAACAGCACCAATAGCACCATAGGCACGCATAAACCTGCCCGTACTAGCGATCCCCTGCTTTGGCATCGTCCAAACCTGCTCCACACAGATTGCATAGTCATCCCCCGGTATTGTCATGTCTAAGATCATTTGCTTCAAAGCTCTCGCATCGATTCGGTCATCCACCGCAGCGATGTCATAAGCAGCGATGAAGTTCCCGTCATGATCAACCGCACCAATGGCACCTGATCGTAAGCCGGGGTCAACGCCGATCCAGATCATTGTCTCTGTGATGGCAGGCGGTTCAGTATCTTCTTTGCCAGCTCAGTCTGACCATCATCATCAGCCAGCTTCGCGCAGGCCTCACGCTCAATCAGGATCGCGGTCTTCGTGGTCTCGATAGCCATCGCCATGATCTCAGCCTTGGCTACCGTCAGCGCTTCATCAAACTCGGTCTGTGTAAAGACTTGTACATGTCCGCTGGTTGCCAGAAAGTTTTTCTGGAAGTTGCTCATCTCAGTCATTTCCATTCTCCCTTTTGTCCTCTGTTCCCTTTATCCCACTGAGCTTTAACCAAAGCCCGGAGCTCGTAATCATCATGGTTCTTTTCCCACATTCGCAAAAACTCATGAGCTTTATTCCTGTCCGCAATCCGCATTCGGATAACTTCACGGACGAGACACTGATGCTGAAATTCTGATACATACCTCAAAAGTCACCTTTAAAATCGAATGCCATAGCAACGCCGCCAAACCGGTCAACAAACTGCTGGCTATCTTTGTGATACCACATCGGAAACCAACCCTCAAACTCACCGTTGCGCTGCTTCTCGCACATCAATACGAGATCCGGTGTCGCTGGGTCAACGTCCTTCCCTGACTGAATGTCGTGCTCCTTCTTTTTGTTTCGGTACACGAGGAACACATTATCCACTTGATCTGCAATCGCACCAGTGCCCTTGATGTCTGTCTTGCTCGGCATATTCTCTTCGTTCGATAGCTTGCGAATATGGTGGACAAGGTGAACGTGAATCTGATGATCCCGAGCTAACGCGCACAACTCATCAACAAAATACTTCTGCTCGTTGTATGCGTCCTCCGCAGCCACGCATTTCATCAGACTATCGATGAAGACATGCTGAACGCCGAGCTCCACCGCGCAGAACCGCGCCATCGCAATCACTTGCTTAGCATTGGTGGTGCCCTGCTGATCGTATAGCCAAATCTTTTTGTCTGAGAACTCGTAGAACCTGTCAACGATCTTGAGAAAGTCAGACTTAGTGACGCGAGAGAATGGGCTCTCAAAGTTGATGCCAGAGAACTGTCGCAGCATCCGGTACAGGGTCTGCATGGGCTTCATCTCGAAGCTGGCAATACACACCTTGCGGCCCTGTTGGATCAACCCTAACGCGATCTGACCTGTCACCAAAGACTTGCCGCCGCCGTTGGTGCCGGCGTAGATCGTAATCTCACCCGGACGGAACTGGAAGTCGCCCGTAGACGAAGGCCAGCACAAGTAGGACAAAGACTCGGTACGAGCTGGGCTCCCGAAGTTCTCTGCCATCTCTTCCAGCCACACAGAAGGCTCATGCACTTGATGGGTGACGTCAGTAGTCTTGATGTACTTGTCTACGTCAATTTCCTTCGCGGAAATAAGACGCAACCGACGCGCCTCGTCTAAGGCCTTTGCTCTTTCTTCGATCATTGTCACGTTAGACATTCGCATACCTCACAGCTTCTGAAATTCGCTCATAAGCCAGCCGAACGCGCTGGCGATCCGTTTCGCTAACTTTCTTACCCTCAGACATATCGAACGCCACGATCTGGACAATCGTCGCCTCAAAGTGAATGATCCTCATCAAATCTGTTGCATAAAAAGCAGCCTTCACAGGTTTCGCGGGATCGGGGTAATTCATCCGCTTCTCGTCAGGCGGGAACAAGTCACCAACATCCATGCCTACTGCATCGACGATAGCTTGGATCGAGCAGTTCGCAAAACAGTGCATCAGGATGCGACCATCATCTAATTGCCTGATTGATAAGCTAGGGCTGCGGTCTTCGTGGGCGGGACAACAAGCAGTCCACGAGCCATTGCGACCCTTGACCTTAGTCAGCCGCGATAACAAAGTGTCAACGTTATCCATGATTCACCCCCGATAACTTGCGTCCCATGAAAAAGCCGGGCTTATCCTGCTGGGGCTTATTGCCGCCGGCCTTCTCATTACGAACCCAGTTTCGCCAAGTAGCATCCCAGTCCAACTTCACCCCCTTAGAGCCAGCCTGCGCGATCCAGAAGTCCCTAAACCTATCACCAGTAGCCATAGGGTGAAGATCAGGTCTCTCGGTCTTGCAGAAGGCTATTTGTTCTTCAGAGGGTTTCCAGTCAGCAGGCAGTCGAGTTCCACGAGACTGCTTAGGTTTTGCCTCTACTATGGTTATTGGTTCTTGGTTAGTGGTTAGGCTTTTTTTGGGTTCATGTTGGGTTTCCTCTGGGTTAGCGGTGGGTTTGGCTTGGGTTTTCTTCGGCCTACCACCACGCTTTCCATTGGTCTGCTGTTTCAGCTTGTAGGCGTGATAAGCCTTAATTTCGCTGTCAGCGCGTCGATTGACGTACCCATTTTCGATAAGCTCAAACATATCTTTGAGCACTGATGTAACCACTTCGGAACCCAGACGTAACCGACGGCAAACCCAATCAATATCGGTGGGTATTGGAGCTTCGGTGTCGTAATACATGTCCAGAAGCCTGCGATAAGCTAGGTCTTCTTCGTTGCTTAAATGAGAAGTGGCGGCTCGGTAGTCGCCAATATGAAATTGGTAATAGTGCATCATAGCCTCACGTTATTGGCTCGTTACGAAATAGGTGGGACGCAGCAGGCCGGTAACGAATCGGCTTTTCAGGAGCTACCCTAGCTGTTCCCGATGATCATACTACCCAAAAATGTCCGAGCGCAAATCCTTTTTGCTGACCGCGCCCTTGGTATATTTGTGAATCGCCACCGCCAGAGCGGGGCTTGGTACTTTGCTGCCGTTCAGAAGCTGGCTCAGCCAGTTCTTCGTTATCCCTAGTCCTCGCGCCATTGCGACTTTCGTTCCGCGAGGCTGGTTTAAGAAATATTCTTGCAACGTCATGTTGTCCTCCGTTAATGCCAGATTAAACCATGACTAGTTTTTTTGTACAAGCGTATTGTAACTTGGAATTAAATGATGTAGAGTTCACTTAGTTGATAGGAGATTACACAATGGACAAACCAACGATTACCCCTTACCGCACTCGCACTGGCATTGAGATTGGCAAATTTTATGTGCCGCCCTCGCACATGGAGTACAGCCACGACATGGAGCTGCTGCAGGAATCCCTGCTCACAGACGATGTCACTCTACGCCGAGAGAAGATCAAGAACATGATCTACGCATCAGTCGTCGGCATCATGGTGTTCTTGCTGGTAGTTGTTAAATAATTATGATGGTCACTGGGCTGCTGATGATTGGTGCCGGTATCTTGGCTTTGGCTTTGGCGATTGTTCTTGGCATTCTTTTGGGAGACTCTGAATGAGAGATGACATACACACTTGCCACTCGGAGTGCCAGCGCCCGATATGTGTTGCAGTTCGTGAGGCAGTAGCAGCAGCAGCAGCAAAGCGCGAATGGCAGGGGCTGACGGATCAGGAAATGTTAGATGCCTATGCGCCAAACCGCATTTCAGATTCTGCGTACAGCAACATGGGTGAAGACTTAAAGAAAATTCACGATTCCGCTAAGGAAGAAATGTTAAGCGGTTTACGCGCCATCGAAGCCAAGCTAAAGGAGAAGAACACATGAGAGCATTCAGCGTTAAATATGAAGAGGGAATAGACAACACTGAGATTAAATTCTCAAAAGAGTTTGAAGATGCTCATTACATTATGAAGCTAGATATTTTGCAGGATGCAATTTATGACTTAGAAAATATTTACAACAAAATCCTTAAAGAAAAAAAAGACATCTATTTGGCAACAGGTAGGAAATTAATGAGAGAGAAAAATGAATCAAGCTGAATACCATCAGATGATGTTAGATCGTCAACAGATACTTGAAGCGGCATTTGACCGCGCTTACACAGGTTTCGCCACCGAAGCAGACTGGGCAGTGCTTCGATACGAATGTGGCTTGTCTGCCCAGATGCGAAAGGAAGATCATGTTAATAGCGAAAGCCGAGTCCAATAGTTCAGGTTCATTCACTCCAGTACCTGCGGGGATGCATCTCGCACGGTGCTTTAGGATTGTTGATCTGGGTACCCAGAAAACATCCTACATGGGGAAAGATAAGCTTAACCGGAAGATTCTGATTCAGTTTGAGATTCACTCTGAAGATGCCGATGGGAACCCTCTCCTGACCGATAAGGGAGAACCGCTGTCTATCTCGAAGCGCTATACCCTGTCTCTCAATGAGAAGGCCACACTATCAGTAGACCTAGAGTCTTGGCGGGGATCTGCCTTCACTCAGGCTGAACGTAATGGCTTCAACCTTGAGAAGCTGCTCGGTGTATGGGCGATGCTGAATGTTACGAAGAGCGTCGGCAACGATGGTAAGGAATACACAAACATCGAGACGATCAACCCTGTACCGGCTCAGATCAAGAAGGTAGGTCTACCGGAGGCTCATAACGATACGATGATCTACAGTATCGAGAACAGCCCCCAGCAGGTCTTCGACAAGCTATCTGAGGGTGTAAAGAAGACGATTCAGGCGAGTCCTGAGTGGGAGCAAAAGAGTAAGAAGGCTTCCCCTCAAGACTTTTACGACGACGATATTTCCGACATAAACGAACCCTTCTGAGGATGAGATGGACGCTCACGCGCTTTTGGATTTTCTGATTAAAGAATACGGGCTGAAGAATGATGCGGCCTTATCTAAGGCGCTGAGCGTCCCCCCATCGGTCATCTGCAAGATCAGAGGTAGAAAGATGGGTGTCAGCGGAGACATGAAGATTCTGATCTACAAAAAGACAGGCATGTCGATTGAAGACATTGAAGAGTTTTTGGAGAAAACATGATTGCGGATACATCAATAGAAGCCTACAGAGAACATAAAGACAGCGGAAAAGTAGGAGCCCAAGCGTCAGCCATATTGAAAATGATGAAACCTGATGAAGACTACTCTCGGAAAGAACTCGCAAGGATCACAGGCTTTGAGCTGGCATCAGTCTGTGGTCGGGTTAATGAAATGCTCTCGATAGGCTTGATTGATGAGCTACCCACCCGTAAGTGCAAGATCACCGGCAAGAACATCCATCCAGTAAAACTAAAGGCACAACATGTCACTTATAGCCAAACAGCCCCACTCTTCTGAGAGTACCCACTGGTACACCAGAGATGGGGATCCGATGTACACAGTCCCCTCGAAGAAAGACGGCACCCCTAGAAACACCACCCTACGGGATGCCAGAGAGCGCAACCTCGTTCCCTCAGTCACCACGATCTTAAACATCGCGGCTAAGCCGGGGCTAAACGTCTGGCTGCAGGAGCAGGCTATCCTAGCCGCCCTGACCCTCCCAAGAGGGGAAGCCGAGACCGAATCAGCGTGGCTAAAAAGAGTCGTTCAGGACTCTAAAGCCCAAGCCCGAGATGCTGCCGATCTGGGTACCGAGATACACGCCGCCATACAGGGCTTCTACGAGGGTCAGAAGGCCTCAGCGTTCCCAATCCATGTGCAGACCTGTACGAAGGCGATAGAAAGCCACTACGGGGCTAAAAAGTGGATTGCTGAGCGTGCCTTTGCCCACGAGATGGGCTTTGGCGGGAAAGTCGATATGCACACCGATGGCATTGTGATCGACATCAAAACGAAGGACTTCGACGATCCCGCTAAGGTCGCCGGCTACGACGAGCACCTGATGCAGCTTGCGGCTTATAGGGTAGGTCTAGGGATGCCCGAGGCACGCTGTGCAAACGTCTTCGTCTCTCGGACTAACGCCGATTTAGCGGTAGTCAAAGAGTGGGCGGAAGAAGATCTGGCGAGAGGTTGGTTAATGTTTACCGCCCTCTTATCTTTCTGGCAATACAAAAATCAATACGAGTAAGACTATGCTAACGAACGACGACATCATCCAAACCTTCTTCTACTGCGACAACACGGATAAAGACGGGGTCTATCCGCCTGAAGTAGACATCATCGAATTTGCCCATAAGATCGCCGCTGTCGTGGCTGTACGGGCATCACAAGCAGAGCATGCACGATGCGTAGAGATCGTGTCGCACATGAACAAAGAAGTCGCTAAGGGCTTAGATTCTCAGCGGCCCTAAAAAATCCCCCCGAGCTGAAGGGAGAGAGTGGCGCTCGGGGGACTGCCCACCCACTGGGGCAAGGTCGCTTGCACGACCGCAGCAAATTATCTTATGGGGTTGCCCATTGGGTCGTACTCAATTTCTTCGGGGATTGTTGTTATAGGCGGCAATCCCTTTTCCTTGCGTTTTTTGTTCTCGCGCATCATTTGGTAAATGTAGTCCGCAGGCATAGTCGCCAAAGCCGTAAGCGCACCACCCAACCTCGGAACAGGATGGGGGATCAGCGTAGCCGCCTGCCCCAAAGCTGAGATACCAGAGATACCAGCACCGCCAATGTCGCCACTCTTTAGACGCTGAGCGGTCTCCGCTACGTCTAAGCCAGCACCAGCGCCAGCTAGAGTGCTACCCAAAGGAATCTTGCCAAGGGCTCGACTGACCTGACCGGGGACTTCTTTTAGGGCTGAGCGTCGAGCCAACTCTTCCGCCATCTCCTTCTGACGCGCCCACTCGTGGATATTCAAAGTACCGCCCACAGGAATACGACCAGAGACCTTGCCCTTGTTCTTAGCCCGCTGGAAAGCCTCAGAAACCTCTCTGACGGTCTCACCTTCACCGCGACCAAAGCCAGTCTTAGCTGACCACTTCTGTCCCGGAGAACCCGATACAGGCGCTTTAGCAGGCTCAGCAGCCGCCGCCCGGCGTCTTTCCAATAAATTCTTACCCGTCTCAGCCGCACCTGCTGTTACACCCGTACCAGCGCCAACTAAAGCACCACTTTTGGGATCAATAGGTGGTGGCTCGGGAACGTCTTCAGTAAGAGAGGCAGGTAATTTTTGTGTTACCTCTGGCAATGACGAAGTTTGTTCACTTGAAACTTGTTTATTAAACTCAGACTCAGGATAGAGCTGCTCCAGCTTATCTAAGTACAGCAAAGTTTCTTGAGGTAAATGTTGAAAGTCGCCCGTCTTTAAGAACTTAGAATTAGGGCCTGCGTTGTATGCCGCAGCAGCCTTGTACGGGTCTTTGAAAGTATCGTAATGCTGCTTGAGATAAGAAATCCCGCCTTGGATATTCTGATCCTCATCCAGCGGATCAACCCCCAGAGACTTTGCGGTGTTTGGCATCAACTGCATAACGCCTAAAGCCCCAGCAGGGGACTTCAGGACGTTCTTACCTACCTTGTGTTGATACTTACCACCGGTCTCAATGTTTGCAATTGCCAAAGCAAATCGAGGATCAAGACCCTGACGAGAAGCCTCGGCCTCAATCTTGTCAACAATCCTTAATTGATCATCGTTGAGCTTTTCAATGTCAATCATTTCAGGCCTCTAGCTTTTTTCTCAGCTTCAATCCGCTCTCTTAAGCTACCACCGCTCGCTGGTGCCGCAGAAGGCGCAGCTTTAGGTTCAGCAGCTTTAGGCTCTTTCTTCTCACTAAAATACTTGTCGTAAATCTTGTCGGTGTTGTCTTCAAAGTTTTTAAACAGCTTTTGATAGCCAGCCGACTCAGAAAACTCATCAATTGATTTGCCGGGATTAGCCTTCTCCCAACGTAAATATTCGCTCTTAACCGCTTTATCAAAAGCAGCTCGTTGCATCAATGTTTCCGTTTGCGCCAAAGCCACCGTTCTACGGTTAGCAACGCCGCCGGATACCTGTCTCACAATTGCACGTTCACCCTCTGTCACTTGACCTTCACCCTTTAAATACAGACGGGTAAAGTTCAACTCAATCTCTGAGTAGTTACGGCCTAACATCTGGAGCGCATCAAGAATCTGTTCACGCTCTTTAGGATTGCCAGAAATTTTAGCAACCGCCTCGCGAATAGCTGGGATACCAATATTGATGGGGCCAGCACGAACGCCTTCTGCTGTAGCGCCAACAATAGCGTCAAATACTGTGGGGTTTTCCAAAAGCCCCAGCGCTTTGCTCTTAATTGGGTCTGACGCAATCTTAAAAATTTGAGCCGCAGGTCTTTCAATAATTGCCGCAGTCTTAGCATTAGAGATAATTTCATCACGAGACTTTGCCTCTGCCTCGCCTCTTTTTTCAGATAGTCGCTCACGACGCTTTTGCTCAGAGGTGCGCTCTTCTTCAGAAATAACGGGCTCTGCTGTTGGGCCAGCAGTGCCACCTTGAAGTTCTTTGAAGTAATTATTGACCCAGTCGTTATAAAGTTTTCCGCCCATACGTTTTGCTTCATCATGAGCAATTGCTTCAGGGCCGGTCATTAAATATGTTTTATTACGAATAGTTCTCTTAATTTCACCCAATTCTTCAGCCGCTTTTTGCTTTCTTTTCCAATCCTCAGCAGGCATGACGACTACTTCATCATCTTTTATGATGAAGGGAGATTGAGAGCCTTTAGGCAAAAATATGCTTTGTAATGTTTTTAAATCTTTTTTAGCAATGGCTTCATTAACTTGCTTTCTTTCATCTTTAGTCATGGGAACTGTTAACCCATGAACATTGATGGAGTTTTCTTTTAGCTCTTGCTCACGTTCTTTAGCAGCCGCTTCTTTTTGTTTTGCGATCAATTCGGCATCTCTTCGAGCAGCCTCATTCCTTTTCATCTCTATTTCATAAGACACAGGATCAATGACTGCCAGCATTGGGTCAATTTGGCGCGGAACATAAGCACTAGGAGGTGCGGCAGGCGGTAAAGCACCGGCAGGAGGTGGTGCCGCTTGAGGCATCTCTTGCGGCAAGACCGCTGGCGCTTCCGGTGTTGACATCTGTGGGACAGCAGAAAGCTCTTGAGCCGGAACCGGCGGCGTAGCAGTCAGTGATGGCATTGCAAGATCAGGAGCGGCAGCAGGAGCCCCAGCAGCAGGCTTGTTACCGAAATACTTCATCCTGAACTTCATTTGATCGTCGGTCGCTTGCTGCTGACGCATCTTCTCGCCCAGCTCAAACTCCATTTTGGCAAGCTCAGCGTTACGAGCAACTTGCTTCTCAGCTTCATCAGCAGCAGCACTCGCTGCGTAGCCGATAGACTCGCCAGCCGATCCTGTCTTAGTAGGCTGCAACAAAGCACCCGCTACACGCATCAGCATGGGGTCGAACGGAAGATTCTTGCGAGAATCAAGCGCACGGATCAACTTATCCATCTGCGCCTTAGCCTCAGCCTTCCGCGCTTCCGTGGTGTTGTAGTATTCCTGAACTAACGGGTTTTGTCCCTGTGGCGCTGGTTGTGCGCTATCCATTTCATCAGCCATGACTTACTCCACGAGGTAGCCGTTTGCGTCGTAATAATTACCTTGCCCATCAGTGTAGGCAACTTGAGGGTTCACCATACCACCGTCAGCATAGCCAGCAAATTTCTTGACGGAGTTGGCTAGGTTGACCGCCTGCTGAGCGACCCCAAGATCAGATGAGGTAGAGTTCTGAGCTGTTCCCGTATTGCCGCCAGCAAAAGAGCCAAGCAACGCCATTAACCCGCCAATCTGTGACAGTGGGCTGTTCGAGTAACCAGTCGATCCAACGGTCTGCTTCGTAGTGCTTGCAGGAATAACAGCACCCGACAGCAACGTGGAATAATCTTTAGCCGTCTTCATGGGCTGGTCTAATACTCTCTGACCTAACTCCTGCTCTTTAGCACCCAAGTCATACAAAGTCTTGAGCCCTGAGGCACCTAAAGTCTGCTGAGTTTGCCCTAATTGCCCCAAAGCCTGACCAGCCAACGACTGCCGCTCTAAATCCTTCTGTGCAGCCCCTAGAGCGCCTTTGTAGCCTTCGGATAATGCGGTGTACTGACGACCCAACAGATCCGACTGCAGGTCTCTCAGAGACTGTGACGCGATCTGTGCAGCCCTCTGGCTACCGAATTGACCAGAACCAGCAGCACCAGCCCGTAGATTAGGCAAGAAGTTCTCTTGGATACCCCGCTGTTGCAGTCTTGCCATCTCACCTACGACGTTCTGCATGTACGGATCCATGTACTGATTAACCATCGAGGTCGCAGGCGTAGCACCAGAGGCCGTCAGGTACTGCTGACCTGTGCCTGCTGAGCCGCTACCCGCAAAGGCTACGTCAGGAGCAAGATTCAACGCCTGCTGCTGGAGAGGACTAAAGCCAGCTACGCCACCCTGCTGAACCGCCGCCTGACCGAGGTTAGCGATGTCCTGAAGGTAATTGGTATAAAACTCCGGGGACGAGGTGACAGTCTGATCTGTACTTACGGTTGGCGGATTCGGCGCACCTTGGAAAATATCAGCCACGGCGTGCTCCTTTCATTTTCTTTTGCGCTTCTGCTAAATAAGCGAGTGGGCTTTTGCTTGGCGGTGGAATCTTATTCACTGGAGCTGAGCGCTTATGAGCACGGAGTTCCTCTCTAAACCGATCTAGAATCTTCGAACCAGCCTTTGTAGAACCATTACCTAGCTGAGCCACGGTATCCGCATCAAAGACGTACTCACCATCTGCCAGCATCGCAGGAATGTCATCCGACTGACCATCGCCGGGGCCTGTCACAGCCGAACCAGCACGGTAGTCTTTACGACCCTGAACTAAGGGAGCGTTATCAGCGTGGTGGACTTCGTTCAGACCACCATGCGCCATACCGCCTCGTGCCATGCCCTCTAGGTATTCCAGTGGGTCAATGTGCTGACCGTAGGTGTAGTAAGCCGCACCGCCATCAGCCATAGGACGACCCAGAGCGCCAAATATATTTTGCAAGCGCTGACCCATAGGCATATCGTTTTGGGGAGTCCGAGGCACAAAATCATCATCCATAATGCCCGGAGGCGTGGCGAGAATTCCTTGTCTTATTTTGTCTAAATCTACATCAGAAGATGGCTGAAAATTTGGGTTGATCCCACCAAGAAGTGGGCTAATTCCCATTGGTAAGGCACTTCTTGATGAAGAAAATCTTTCTAATGGGTTTACCATGTTCGCGGTCGAGGTGAAGCTGGTCATAGGGGTCTGACTAGCTCTCAAGGCACCGATATTGATCGGGCTGCTGATCGACTGAGGAATCTCAGGAGCCGACGCATACTGACGGTAAGGGGCAAACCTTACAGGCCCGATTTGAGTCGTTCTTGGAGGTATAACGCCTACCTTAGACATATCGATGCCTCGGTACGCATTAGCCGCCTGAGACTGCGCCTGAGCGTTCATTAAGTGGGTCATCAAGGCACCAATCAAAGCGCCACGAGCTGATGGGGCGGAGATGATCTTATCAAGGCCTTGAGCTACTTGATTAACACCGCCGTCTGCAAAATGGGGAACCATACCGCCCTCTTTCATTAAAGGTGTTGCAAGACCACCGTTTTTAGCATAAGTGCTAGGAATTTCAGTAATACCAGCATCTACGTTTACATCATTAAGTATGTTTTTAGGACGAACCGCGCCACTAACAGCATCAACAATATCGGTCACACCCTGAATTACACCACCTCCAGATGGAGTTGGCATCAGAGAGCCAATCACCGCGCCTAACAGCGTACCCGTCGTAGGATCGACTCTGGTATCTACTTTAGGGATAACCGGCTGGGGCTCAGTCGTCTTCTGTTGACCCGACCCCGGCTGAGTCAATGTGTAAGGAGCAAAATTCAACATCGCCGGAGTCTCGCTGATCGTCGTCGGACGCGCTTCTGGGAAAGCTAATCCACGGAAGTCGCCCGTTGTACCCGTTACCGCAGCCGGAGTGGTTGGCGTACCACCACCCGGTGCCGTCCCACCCGGAGGCGTCAATATGATGTTCTTGAGTTCTTTATCCGTTGGGATGTTTAGATACGTGAAGATGTTATTAGCAACATCCTCCGCTGTCATCATTGTTCGGATTGGCTTTCCTGTTAGCGGATCCAGCGTTAGGTTGTCCTTGGTAAATGGGAACTTAACGCCCATTTCTCTTGCTACATCAGCCTGCAGCAAAGTCGCAGGGTTGATGTTTTGCCCAGTCTGCTCTCTTGCCCTATCGACAATTCTTTGACGAGCCGCCGATTCCGACATTGCCAAAGAGGCATCAGCGTCTTCGCCAATCTGAACACCCAAAGCATCCAACACTACGGTCGCCTTAGGCTCAGACAGAAGGGCATAGAGGGTGTTAGCGTTCGGGTCTCCGTTGCCTGTAAGCTCTCTAAACTTCTCTGGAGAGGAAACCGCATTCAAAATCCGGTCAGCATCTGCTTTCGACAGAGAGCCAGAGATCGTCGCTAAGTTAACGGCCTGACGGATGCGATCAGGCTGCAAGACATCGTTGCCTGCAAAGACCTTAAACTGCCCATCTGGGGTGTATCCGCTGTATGCAGGACGCTGTGTGATGGGGTCAACAAATTGAACATACTGACCAGCCGCAGTACGAGATACGTTAGGCCTTAGCTTTGCCGTGGCTTCGTCGTAAATGTAAGGATTATCGACCGCAAAACCACCAAAATAAGGGTCAGCCGCTAAAGCATCCGACGCAAACTTTACGAACCCCTCGGGGTTATTTCTAATAGCCTCTGCATCGACATCGGCAGCGGAGCCCTTAAACAAGTTAGCAAACTGCTCTTGGTTATAAAGATGCTTATCTTCCTGACCCATCCAGTATTGAATACCGGCTTGATCAGGATTTCTGCCAAAGTTTTTACGATAAGCAGAGGAAATCTGTTGCCGGTCGTAGTTGAAACCATCAGTCGTGCGATCAAGCTCTTCCGCTACCCGTGCTGCGGTTTTTTTGCCCGTGGCTATCTGATTAGCATAATATTCAAGCCCTTCAGGATCAGCAGGACGACCTAGTTGCTCAAGGTAAATCTGCTTGATTGAGTCCAAAACAGATTTATTTGCAGAAGCAGCGCCCGAGGAACCACCACCGCCACCTCCACCTCCACCACCGCCGGAACTAGACGAGGTTTGAGTTGTAGAGGCTCTCGTAAGAATAGCCGCACGCTCTGACGAACTATCAATATCAGACGAGAGCTTTTCTGGGCTTTGGGTTTTGTAGTACCTAAGCGCCTCTGGCTCTGGCTCACGGCCTAATTTCTCAATAAACGCTGCCTTAATTTGCGCTTCGCTGGCATTTCCGCCTTCAGCCATCATTAATAATGGGCTCATGTTAAGTTCCTTATAGCTTCTAAACCACCCACAAAGGTAGGCTTACTTGTTCGTCTCGCCATAATTTCTTCAGGCGACATCATAGTATTTGTTACAGGAAATAGCTCAGCGGGATTACGATAAATAGGCACCCCAAATCGATTTTGTTGCTGTTGCTGTCGAGACTGCTGCCCGCCACCAAGAACGTCCGAAAGATCAGACGCTGTTTCCAGAACGTCTTTTGCTTTATTCACAAAGCTAGACAAGCTACCCGGTGGGGGTGTCACGCCGGGAAACTTTAATCCCACCGAACCCGTGCCAATCTGTTGAGCACCTGCGCCTACTTTGGAACCAACATTAGGTGCTAAACCTTGACCGGCAGGCACCTTGATATTCCCAACACCACTTGCACCCGGCTGTGTTGGGGTTGGCATTTTTAAGCCCTGACCAAGCAAATCAGTGCCGCCAACAACAGGGAATGTCGGCGTGAGCGCTCCAGCAGGTGCCTGCAAGCCAACAGAGCCAGCGCCTATTGCCCCAGCACCAGCGCCAAGAGAAGTGCCTATACCGGGTGCTAGACCTGCTCCTGCGCCTGCGGTAAGTCCTACGCTACCAGCACCAATCGGTGTTGCGCCAGCGCCAATAGACGCCCCTATGCCCGGTGCCAGACCCTGACCTGCCGCAACCTTTAAACCCGATCCGGCTACCGAACTAGCACCAGCACCTGCCGCTAAGCTAGACAGCGCCATCGCACCAAGATACAGACCACCCGCAAGTAATAAGAACTGACCAAACCCCATCGGGGTCGTGTCTTCTTTGTACTCAGCAAAAGTATTAGCAACCTGACCTACCCTGTCAGAAGTGTACTGGGCAATGTCATCTGGGTTAGCCCCAAGATCAACCGCACGCTTAGACAGGTCTTGGTACTTCTGCCCTAAACCAGCCAACTTATCAGCATTGCCGCCAGATTGGGTTACTTCAGGATCAGTGTTCTGCTCAATCCAATTATTTACGTATACACCGGCAGCAGCCTGCTTCACAAAGTCCGCAGGGTTCCGAGCATAAGCGTCTACCGCAGCCTGTGGTCCCCACTTACTCACCATCTCGCGGGCTTTTTCTTCATCCGAGAAAGCCGCCGTACCCGCTTGGGTGTTCCACATCGCATAAGCAGGCAACTCATACCGCTCAGAGTCTGAAAAGATGTCGAACTGATTCGGCTGCTCCCCTAAACCCATCGGCTTTGAGACATACTCAATCGGGGTCATGAGGTTTAAACCCTCAAGACCCGCACGATTGTCCTGCCACGGGTTTCTTAACTGGGCTAAAGAAGCAAAGTCTTCAGGTAGCTCAATACCCTTCTCAGCGGCATAAGCACGCGCCTGAGCATCAAACTTCTTATTGATGTACTCCTGCGCCTCCGGCGACCAGCCCACCTCATCTAGCCGCTTCGGATCCATCGCGTAGTCGTAATTGACGTCAACAATGCTTTCAGCCAAGTTTTTACGGGTACCCATCCCAGTTGTTTCAAACTGGCGCTCAAGGGGATTTAAGTAGTTCCTGTAAGCCTCTTCATCCGGCATTCGACCCAGATAGTTCTTAAAGACTCGGACAAGGTTAGCTTCAGGTAGCTGAGATAGCTGGCGTCTGAATTGGTCTGGGTTGAAACCAATCCGCTCAGTAGTAGCTCCACCCATCGGGCGTCTGCTGAACTCAAAAAAGTCATCCGTCGCCATGACTTTAGAAAGCTCAGTCTCGCTTGGAGGTCTTCCTAAAACGCTCTGGAACTGCCGAGCAATGTGATCTTCAGGCGTCAGACTCCGGTACTCATCCGACTGCCGAACGGTGTCAGTTAATCCCGCACGATTAATATTCTGACCGACAAGATTCTTGTAGTCATTCTCATCTGGAGCTCTGCCCAGATATGTGTTGTAGACGTAAGCAACGTCGCCTCTAGATAGCGCCATTATTTCACCGGAGCGTATGGGTTAACATTGATTGCATTCACTAATGCAGCCGCCCAGTCTTGCCAGTTGTCATACACGTAAGGGCCGGGGATCGCCTCGTTTGAGAAGACATCAATCGCCTTCAAACTAGCCGCCCAAGTCTTCCAATCGCCATCAGGAATAGCCAACTGCTGCGTGGAATACGCCTCAACCATTAAAGCAGCCCACGACTCAAACGTGTGGTACCGAGGATCGTAGACGAGTGCAATATCAGACATTAGTAGCCCCTGACATCGCCAAAGTTGGCGCTAATCAAGACACGACCCATCTGGTAGTTACCGCCCTGTACGTTGCTGCCAAACTTTAAACGACCTAGTCGGCGCTGCTCACGCATGTCGATCTTGTTCGTGTTCGGATCAAATGCATACGGCTGGCTGTAGACATCCTCAACCTGTGCATAAGGACGACCCACGACTTGGACATACATCTCACCAGACAATACAAAGTCAGGCTCAATACGCTCAATATGCAGCCACTTATTCTCGCCGATACTGCCATTAGGGATCTGTGGAGACTGTGCAGGGCCACCCGCTACCCAGCCTAAGTCCGATGTCTCGAAGTAGCTCTCAATCGCTAAGGTGTTCTGACCGTCAACCGCATCTGTGCCGATCTCGTGCTGCCAAATCGTCGTCAGCCCCGGCATTGTCTGGAACTCAGCTAACTCAGTCTGAGTCGCCGTAGCGTTCGCAGATAGGGTGACCGTGATATTTCCCGGTGTAGCACTCGGTGCTATAGCAATCACATAGGCACCACTAGGAACACTCGCCGAATCGACTACTTGATTCAAAGCAATCTGGTTCGTGTTCGCCATCTCGATGTCAGCGTTGCCGTTAGTCGTGCTGATGTTCGATGAGAAGATAGTCTCAGAGGTCGTCAGGTTAGTTCCAGCGTTCACTGGAAACCTAAAGACCTGCGAGAAGTAACCAGCCGAACGCGCAGCGCCCGGACTAAAGCCACCGTCGTACCAAGTGTTCTCACGGACGTTGTAGATGATGCAGTTGTTGCACTCTTCCGAGTCCCCATGCGGGTAGAACCACCAAATCTCGCCGTACCGAGGCACTTTGGTCGCCCAGACCTTTTGTCTTTGAGCATAGTTCAGATTGTCAAAGAAATAGTTCTGGTTAATTGAGTTGGGAATTTCTTTGACTACCCCGTTATATAGTAGGAACCGATCAACCCCAATCCAATAATAAATGCCGTCGTATTCAATAACAGACTGAGAAGAAAGAATAGAACTTTGGTTAGAAATGGTGTCATAGCGCCAATAGGTAGATGGTGCCCAGTTCTGAGTACCAGACACACCCAAAGTCTGCGGCGCATAAGACACTCGGATGAGCGAATCTAACGACCAAAATAAGCCAGACGGGGAGTTAGAACCACCTCGGACTGGCAAGCCCTTTACGATCTTCGTAGAAGCTGCTGATACCTCATTCGACTCTGCGCTGTTCCAGTCAAACGGATCACCCGCTGCAGAGTTCTTAATCAATCCATTGTCGCCATAGACAAACACGTAAGGGTGTAGAACCACCACACCCCCAGAGACCGACACGACGTTGCCTGTAGGCGTTGGCCCGTTGATGTCTTTCAATGGAGTGACGACAGATCCCAATACAGAACCAGCCAAAACAGGTGAGTTTGCTGTGTTGTCGATCTGGGCGAGATTTAGCCCCGGATGCGCTAACAGCAGGGTGTTCTGTGACCCAGCAGAGTCAAACATCGCATCGAACTGCCAGAGGTTTAGGTTACTCGCAGTAAAGCCAGATTGAACCGTAGCCACAGGCACAGAGAAACCAGAACCCGTACCGCCAATAGCCGAAGCTGGTGCAGTCAGAGAGTTGCCAACAGAATAGGATGTGCCGCTTGTTGTAATTGTGACAGTCGTGACGACGTTACCGGAGACAACTATCGTTGCTTTAGCGCCAGTACCAGTACCCCCAGTAAGACTAACGTTTGTATAAGTACCATTAGTGTATGTAGTACCACCGATAACCGTCCCTAAAGTAAGAATACTGCCGCCAAACGTAAAAGGCGTAAGCCCTGCACCGATGCCGTTGTTATCAACCGAAAAAGTCTCTAAGCCTGCTGAATAACCGCTGAAGATACGGTTGAAACCGTCTTCGGAGTTCACATAGACACCACGAGACAAACCGTGTACTTCGTTTGTCATCGATCGATAGCCACCGATCTTACGTGGGCGACCGCGCTGGAAACGTACCCAACGACCATCAACATACAAGTTTTTGTCGAAGAAGGTACCGTCGCGCTGAACGCCCGGCTCGGTGTCTAAGGTGAAAACCTTTGCGGTCATACAAATGTCCCGCCGGAAATACCGCTAGGTGCCGTAATACCGTTCGCAGTAACTGTAAACTCGTTAACACCCAAAATAGCGATGTTGAACTCACCAGAAGTGGCGCGGTAGATACCCGTACTGACTTCGTTTGCAAAGTTCAAAGAAGGTGAGGCGACAGTACCATTTGCAAGCGATACGTTAGTAAGGCCTACCGAAACAGTAATCGCAGCAATGATGTTTACAGAGTCACAGATAACGATAGAGCTCTCACCCTGAGCAATCGTTACTGAATTGCCCAAACCTGTAGAGATCGTTACGTTGTAGTTACTGACCCCACCAACAGCTTCGTTGACGATGTAGTAGACCTGAACTGTTGGAGGCACGATAACCGTCGCATTCCCCGCCAAAGTACCTGTGTACTTCTGGATGACGTTAGATGCTTCTGTAGTCGTTAGAGTAAACGTACCGCCTGCGGAGACGTCTTTCGTCAACTGGGTGAAGTTGAACTGCGTAGACTTACCCAAACCGACTGTATAGAACGCAGTACCAGAGCAGACGACAATCGCCGAATCAGAGGGCTGCATGATGATTGAGGCAGAACCATTAATCAGCGTTCCACCCTGAGCTGCGACAGTTAGGGCACCCGTACCAGCGTTTCTCAGCATCACAAACCAGTTGTTGCCGAGGTTACTAACGGTATCCAGAGTCAACGTGCCAGCACCACCTGTCCACACATACGTCTGTGCGCGGTAGGCTGCAGTTGCTGTAGCTGGGGTGCTGAAGGTCGTGACAGGATGCGACTGGTTAAGCGTCACCCCGGTAGCCAACAGACCGTAGCCAGCTAGTGTCCCAGCGTCAGCATTTGAGGAGCCAACACCAAAAGCTATCGTGCCCCAAGTGCCTGCCTCGGTATTGTTGTTTGTGATGTAGATGTACTTCGTCTCACCAGCAGCAATTGAGATGATCGTGCCAGCGTTGTCGAACGTCTTAACGGTGAAGGTATTCGCCCCGACGTTTCGAATCAGGGCATCGTTACCTACCGAAGTCTGGTTCGCCGGCGGCATGTATAACGACAGACCCGAAGTCGTCGCCGTCACGTTCATGATCCTAGCTGCGTAGTCATCCGTTGCATTACCGTTAATAGGCCACTGAAGCTGCGTATTAGCCGATAGGGTTACCGCACGGAAAGAAACATCCGTGGGCTGGATCACCGTTCCGGTGAAGGGACTGTTGTAGCTCATAGTTAGCTATCCAATGCAATGGCTTGACGATCACCCATCCGCTGGATGTCTTCGGCTTTCAGTACCTGCATAATCTTGTCGTACTGAGACTGCCACATCGGTATGCGCTCATCGTTCTTCAAGAACGGCATAGCTTGTAACAGAGTGCCGTACAGCAGCGCCTGTGGGGCGTAGATGGTGAACCAGTTAGTTTGGTTGGACGAATCCAAAGGCTGGATGCGCTCGTAGTACAGCACCTCAAAAGCATAGTCATCGTCCGGGGTAGGGGCGATCAGCCAGTGGGTGTAGTCGTAATCAGCGTAGAACTTAGGTGGGTCGGTCTGGGTAGGGTCAGGCCAATACTCCCGCAGATACTCGTATTTACGCAGGAATACAGGCTGTCTGACACCACCGACGGTGACATTCATCGACACAGTCTTGTGCCAGCGGGCAGGCTTATCTACCACCGCTTGACCTGTCACAAGGTTAGACTGCATAGGGGTAAGGTTGCCGAGAAACTTGATCTCAGCAGCGATCACCTGCTCAGCAAGCATGATGAACGTAGGAATCTTTTCTAGCGTCGCCTGATCGGTACGCTCCAAATAGCTTGATATGTCAGAAACCAAGCTATCGTATGTCATTACAGCGGCAGTCGTCATTACCACACCTTTTTCTTGATAGATTCAGGCTGCGGGACGAATTGTTTGCCTTGTTTAGTACCCTCTCTCTTGGCACGGGTCGTAGCACCGTACTCGGCAGGAGTTAATTTTTGTCGGGCTTGCTTCGGCAAATATCTTTCGCCAGTCGCCTCAGAACCTTGTGTGGACGGCTTGCCAGACTTTGTACCCCAGTCTTCGCTTGTCCACTTTGCAAGTGAATTATCTGCCTTTTTTGGGCCTTTGTAACCCCCTCCAGCACCTTTATATTTCTGAGTTGCTAATTGAGCCTTCCGAGCGCTCCACTGACCCGGAGATCCACCCTTTCCAGAGGCTTTCACGGAAGCAACAATGCGCTTCCATTTAGCCGGATCTGACTTAACGGCGCTGCTCATAGGACTCCCTTACTTGGTTGTACTGGGCGTAGCACTGTTTGAGGGCGACTCTGAGTTCGTCGGCTTCTCTAGCGACCCCGACAAGAAACTCCCCATCCTCTCGGTAAAGCTCTTTTCCGGTACAGGCACTCGATCCAGCACTGGAGGCACTGGGCACGGCACCGGAGGGACGGGTTTGGCGGTCGCGCAGGCTGTTAGCCAAAGCGGTATTCCGAGCAAGCAAATCACGCGTTTCACGGGTCTTCTCCTGTCTTAGTTTGTCCGCGCCCATCTGAAGCTGCTGCTGGCGCTCTACAGCCTCCTGAAGCGCTTTATTGTAGGCGGCAGTTGTCTCAGCCTTCTCTTTGTCCCAAGCCTGCTGTACGGCCTCCTGACCGCCCTCATAGCCCTTGTAGTAGGAAAGCCCACCAAAGATACTGACAGCGGCTGCACCTGCCAAAATTAGGTACGGATTCACTTTGGCTCCGTAAAGTAGAGAGCAACTTCATCGTTCCGGCGCTTCACAAGCCCCGGCAAGACTTTGCCGCCGCCTTTGGTAAACTTCAGGAACTCCTGCTTGACCCCCTCGAAGTCGCCTCGGTTGTGCTTCTGCCGCAGAGTCGATCTCTGAAGGGTGCCTAGCCCAACATTGAATGCAAAGCTGACCAACGCGCCCATGCGATTTTCGTTAAGATGATCAGGGCAGTAACGAAGAACACCAGCGACAAAACGCTGTAAGTCTTTCTCAAGGATCTTATCCACTTCGTCTTTGCTAAATACACGGGAGTCCTCTGCTTTTAGGGCAAACTTATCTCGCTGATCAACCGGCATCTTGCCCTGCTCAGGGTAAAGCACATGCCCCACCCCAATAGTCCATAGCTTCGCCGGACACTTGTACGGCTTGTATCTCACACCCTCGTGGTGCTTGATCATTGCAATTGTGGCAACCGGCAGTTTCATTTGCCAGCCTTCGAGTTGCCACGGGAGCCAAACCACATAGCGATGATCGTGCCGAGTAACGCCATCTCTTCAGCGTCAAACACGATTTCCATCACCTGAATCAACTCACCCGCGGATGTGATTGTGTTGCCATGCAGGAAGATCCACAGCATCGTCAGCAGATTGATTAGAACTAGCTCAAACACGAAGATGAAGGTCACGAAAGGCCGAGTAGCCGCAGTCATGTCTTTAACCCACTGAGACGAGGATTCCAGCAACTTCTCCTGATTGTTGTAGATCATTCCCATCTGAGCCATGTACTGCTGGTGATCTTGTGCATCGTTCTCGCGGACTTCTTCCGTTTTGTCGGACGGTGAATAGCCCTTGTCAGTCAGCGCTAATTGCTGACGCATCTGCATGTGCATGATGTCCAGCTCGTGCTTCTTGTCCGCACGGTCTTGCAGCATGTCAAAAAGTCTGGGGAACAGAGCAACGATGTAGCCGCCAAGTGTAGAGATTAAAGTCAGCATGATTTACCTTCCGTAGAGTCGTTCTTCCAAAATCTCTCTCCGCAATTCCTTCATCTTCTTAACTTCTTGTACAGCCGCCTGTGTTGCAAAATACATATCGTAGTACATAAATGCTAATACTGGCATAACAATAAAGAACGTCAACAACACAGCCAGCACTACGACAATCAATGACCAAGGGACGTTCTCATCATCGTGCTTCTTGTCGTCAGCCACATTAGACCCACCGCCCATATAACTACGAACACTACTGCCGAAACCCATGCCGCTTTTGCCTTGATTTCCGCTATTCTTTTTCTGCGTCGCCATCTTGCAATCTGTATTAGCTTAAGTTCCTCAGCGTGGGCTGCTTCTTGTTCTTTGACGATGGTCTGCCACATCTCTTCGAACTTGCCCCAAAGTGAGCCTAACTCCGGCGGCGCTCGGTACACCATCGTCTCTCGTATCTCAGTCAGCATTGCATCTAGCCTTGTGGTTATGATGATGCGCCGTAATGCCCGCCTACCAATACTTTCCTCGCCCTTGTAGACCTTGCTGCCTGCTACCTGCTCCGCTAAAAGCGCCTTGCTCAAAGCGTCATAGCTATCCATCAACACGCCCAACTGATCCCCAATCTGGGTGTAGACATCGTTCGGATCAGCCTTGGCTATTTCCTGCACACGCTGTACTTCTGCGTAGTACTGCTGCTTCTGCACCGGCGTCGGATCAACGATCTTGTTGTACTGATCCTTCAGATCATCAAGCACTTCTTTTACTTCACCCGCTGCGCTTTTTATTTCCTTGTAAAGTTCACAGCCCTTCTTCACCGCCGCGACAGCAGCATTAGCAGCAGCTAAAAGAGTTAGCGGATCCACATCCTAACTACCCGCCAAAAGATATATCAGACAGCGGGGCACCCGAAAATGTGCCATCAGAGACAACCCCAACCGCACCAGCACCACCAAAGAACATCAACACAATCCCGCTCATGCTAGACCCCTCATAAACACCACCGTATCCGCATCAATAAACACCGCATTCATCATGCACCTCGGCGGGAACTCAATCATCGTAGACTTTACCGTGTAGCCAGACCGATAACTATTCGGCACTTCGCACTGGATCGTTCCAAACTCATCTCTGTTATTAAAGAGAATCAGAGCGTCTCCTTGCGAAAATTCCCCGGCAGGAATCACGACTACCGGGGAATGCTCAATGTTCACGATCTTGTTGGCGTGTTCTTTAAGCAGCTTCATGTCTTTGGATACTTAGCCTTGACCTCAGCAATCTGAGCCGTCATAGCAGTCGCCGCCTCGCCACCCTTCCACATCGCATCTAACTGGTCAGCCAGTGATGGATACTCAGCACGTCGCAGCGCGTAGTAGTCAGGGTTATCAGGCCGCACTACTTCGGACTTATCAATATCCACCGTCCGTGGCTCACCGCCCATAGGATCAGGAATCTCCCGAGTCCTAGGGGCAACCGCCCAAGCAGCCTCTTTGGCATCAATGTCAGCATAGATCGCCGCCTCTTTGGATGCGATATAAGCCGACAGGTCAGCGCCTGCTGGAATAAACAGCGTCCAGTCATACGTCTGCCCGTTATGCTCAACCTTCAGATAAGCCAGCGCACGCTCTTCACCCGCTAGGTTAGACGCAACGCCCTCAAGTGAAATGCTCATTTTGTAGCCTCCAATCTAAAGTTCTTGCCCGGATGCTGCCCAGTCGGCGGCAGTATCTGGATGTCTTTGAATCCCACATGGGCGCACAAGTCTGCCAATGACTTAGGCGTGTAGCCCCACAGATGAGGAGACAACGCACCGTTCTTCTCAGTCTCAGGCGTAATCCTATCTACATGCGCCCCAAAAATACACATCGCCGTCATGTGCTGATCCGCGCCGCTCTGCTCCAGATAGTCCTTACACAGCCCCTCAAGATCAGGCACCTCTAACACCAGCTTGCCGCCATCCTTCAACGTCTTGTGCCAGTTAGCCAATACGCCCGGCGCACGATGCTGCGGGAAATGCTCAATCACATGGCTGCCAAATATCTCATCTGCACAGCCCTCTGGCAGATCAAGCTCCATGATGTCCATCTTAATATCAGTGTCGCTGTGCATATCGACACCCATATAACCTTCCAACCGATCACGACCGCAGCCCATGTTGAAGCGGATAGGCTGGCCTTCCTCCTGCATCTGAGCAAGGATTGCCGCATACCCAGCACCGGGGCCAGTGCCTTTAGGCAGACGATCAGCCCAGCGCCGGTCGATAAAGTCCTTGTCATCCAACGTGAGCGGTCTGGTAGGCGGGATGTTGGTGTAGTAGTTCTTCAAATCCACCGACGGATGCGCCGTGTACATACCTGTCGCCAAGTCCATGTGCAGGCACTGAACGTCCGTGTTGACTAGCAGCTTGGTGCCGCGCTTGTGCAGACGGTGAACAAAGAAGTTGTCCTCACCAATGAACGGTATCTCATCATTGATGTTGTTGCCAATACAGCAAAATGGCAAGTCAGGGTTCTCTGCCTTCATGTCTTGCAGGATCTTGATCGGGATCAGCATGATGTCCATGCCGGTCTGCCAAGCGTCAATGATCTGCCCCGGATCAACGTTCGGGATTGTGATCCAGTCACCCTCACGCACCATGATCATCGCGTCTGAACACTTGATGTAGTACACACCTGTGATCACCGCGTCAGGATACTGCTCGGATGTACGCATCAGCCTTTTGAATGCGTCGTAAGGAACAACCGTATCCTCACCGATAAAGAGCATGTACTTGGCACCAGACTCCAGCGCCTGCTCAATCAAATAGTTACGGGCTACGTCTACCTTCTCACCGCCGATATTGCAAAAGCCATGTGAGAAGCCCATCAGGTCTACGTGCAGACCGTCATACCCATCAAAATTCTGTGCGGCTGTTTCTTCTAAGTTGCGACGAGGTTGCGCAATCACGACGTATGGCTTAATAGTTTTAGACTCGTCGTAGATTTCCTGCATCGTGGCGATGATTTTCTCTCGGTTGTACACACTCTCTCCTTTGTGTGGTGGTTAAAATTTATTGAAGAACGGCGATAAAGCGTAACCTATATTTCTTGTTGTGCCGGTAGATATTTTTTGGCCTCTAGATGCCGTAAACGGAATCATAAAAATCTCTCCGTTTGTCGAAAGCACGCCTCCAGAATAAGCATTTTGTGAAAGAGTAAGAATTAAAGAATATGTAGAAACTACCCCAGCAGCAGATACTTTCTGACCAACTTCTGCGGAAATCGGGATAAAGTGAATATCCCCGTTAGGGGCCAAAACACCCCCGTTATAAGCGGGGTCTGTTGTATATGTATAAACTAAAGAATAGGTAGATACAACACCGGCTGTTGATATTTTTTGACCAACAACGGCTTTTGCTGGAACAAAATGTATATCTCCATTTGGAGCCAAAACTCCACCACCATAAGCGCCAGAAGTATTTGTATAGACTAGCGAATAAGTTGAAACAACGCCGGCAGCTGAGATTTTTTGACCTCTTTGCGCGGCATTAGGAACAAAATGAATGTCCCCGTTGGGCGCTAGTACGCCACCACTATAAGCAGCAGATAATGTATAAACCAAAGAATATGTGCTTACAACGCCAGCAGATGATACTTTTTGACCGACAATCGCGTTATAAGGAACAAAATGTATATCGCCGTTGGGGGCTAATACGCCACCTGTATACTTAAATGTTCCTGCTGCACCTGTATAAACCAAAGAATATGTTGAAACAACACCAGAAGCGTTTATTTTTTGCCCTCTATTTGCTCTAAATGGCACAAAATGTATATCTCCATTTGAAGCAAGAACTCCACCTCCATAAGAATTGCTTGTTGTGTAAACCAAAGAATATGTAGAAATTACACCAGCCGCCGAAATTTTTTGGCCCCTTACTGCGTCATAAGGCACAAAATATATATCTCCATTAGGAGCTAATACGCCACCAGAATATGCACTTGTTGCTGTGTAAATTAAACTAAACGTACTCACCACCCCTGCCGTATTGTTATTGTTGTACGGCACACCGTTGATGGTTGTCCGGTCTAGCTCTTTCTTCAGGTTTGTCCAAGCCACCAGATCAGTGCCTACCTGACTGGTATCCCCCTGCGGTACTGTTCCTTCTGTCGCGTCGGCGGGGAAAGTACAGAACACATCCTTACTGCCAGCACCCCAATTAACTAGCGCGTTGCTGTTGGAAGATTCAAGGACGGTGTTGCGGAATAACTCTGTGGCATCAATAGATAACGTACCGATGCCAAGCTCCCAATCCGTTCCGTTGGTGATGGCGTAATAGGTGTCGTTAGCTGACAGTAAATATTGGAATACGGCATCGCTTGTTGTCGGGCCATCAATGTACATCACTGACCCATCAGGTTTGAAGAAAACGCTCTGCGGGTCTGTCTCTTGGCCTACTACAGAGAACGATCTGACGAACGAAGCGGTCGTGACGTTCCAAGCAGTACCCAGACTGTACTGATAGACGCTGCTGTTGGTCGCGCCCGTGACGTACATCGCCAATCCGTCTGACCTAAAGAACAGGCCAAATACATCGCTATCTTCCGATATGGCATATACCTGAAGAAATGAGGCGGTAGAAATATTCCAAGCCGACGATAAGTTGTATTCGTTAACCTCGTCTGTCGTTCCGCCGGAAACGTACATCTTCAAGCCATCTGGCTTAAAAAAGATTCCTCGCGGCTGACTGTTTTGGGCAAGCACTGAAAATGACTGAAGAAAAGACGCTGTTGAAATATTCCATGCGGAAGACAGATTGTATTCTGCAACGATTTCACCGCCATCAAAAACAACGTACATCTTCAGGCCATCTGCTCTGAAGAATATGCCACGCGGGCTTGTGCCTTGCGGGGTAGAGAAGTTCTGGAGGAAAGACGCTGTTCTTACGTCCCACGCTGTAGACAGGTTGTACTCATTGACATCAACACCAGCATCGCCGACAACGTACATCTTTAGACCGTCTGGCTTAAAGAACAAACCACGCGGAGACGTATCCTGAGCGTTTACAGAAAAACTTTGCAGAAGCTGCGCGGTCGATATGTTCCACCCAGATCCTGAGGCAATAGATGCAAAACTCTGAAACCCGCTTACCGCTGCGTCAAGTGTGAACGTGCTAGTGCCTGTCGTTGTGCTTGTTACTTTTACTCTATCTTTAACGACATAAGTCATGGCGTGATCCTTAGAACTTGTTCAGGTATGAGCTTAGGCAGGTGTCAAGGCCGAAGGGGGTGGCGGCGCAGGTAGAGATTTTTTGGCCTACAACACCATTATGATTAATAAAATAAATGTCCCCATTCGGCGCAAGAACTCCTCCGGCATAGCTGCCCCCTAAGGTATAAACCAGCGAATATGTAGATACCACGCCAGTGGCTGAAACTTTTTGACCTCTATTAGCTTCACTGGGAACAAAATGTATGTCGCCATTAGGCGCTAATACCCCGCCTGAATACCCAGCCGCTCCGCCCGCCCCCGTATAAACCAATGAGTAGGTGGAAACAACGCCGACAGAAGATATTTTCTGCCCTCTAATAGCAGCGTAAGGCACAAAATATATATCACCATTAGACGCTAAAACGCCACCCCAATAAGCACTACCCGTTGTATAAACCAAAGAATATGTGCTAACCACGCCCGCCGCTGAAACTTTTTGTCCAACGGCTGCATCGTTAGGAATAAAGTGAATATCTCCGTTTGGGGCAAGTACACCACCTCTGTATGCGCCATTTGCTCCACCTGCAACTGTATATACAAGAGAATAGGTGGAAACAACGCCAGCGGCTGATATTTTTTGACCTCTAGCAGCCTTATACGGCACAAAATGAATGTCTCCATTTGGAGCCAATACGCCGCCTTGATACGCTTCAGTTGTCGTATAAACTAAAGAATAGGTAGAAACAACGCCAGAGGCATTTACTTTTTGACCTCTGTTTGCGGAGTTGGGAACAAACTGTATATCCCCATTGGGGGCAAGTACGCCGCCTGCGTAAATTTGTGACCCTGTATAAACAAGAGAATACGTAGAAACGACACCTGCTGCTGATATTTTTTGACCTCTTACTGCGGCGAAAGGCACAAAGTGAATATCGCCATTAGGGGCAAGAACCCCGCCCCAATACGCATTACTCGTTGTATAAACCACACTAAAAGTGTTTCCAATCCCAGCAACACCGTTATTCCTAAACGTCACCCCAGCGTTGATGCTCTGGTACAGGTTCTTCTGGAAGTTGTCGAACGCTATGCCATCCGTGCCAATACTGTTGTTGTCCCCTGTCGGCGCTGATCCCTGTGTGTTCTCTGCTGGCTGCGGTACGTAGACATCTTTCGTCCCCGCCGCAAAATCAATCACAGATCCGGTAGACGAAGCCAGCACGGTATCGCGGGATAAGGTCGTACCACTAGCGGTATACGTGCCTATTCCTACTTCCCACTGAGTTCCACCTACGATGGTGTAATAGGTCTGATTGCCATCGCCCACGCCGGAAAAGTTCTGATAGCCAGTAGATGCTGCCCCTAGCGTGAACGTACCTGTTCCTGTCGTGGTGCTCGTAACTTTTATGCGGTCTTTGGTAACAAACGCCATGACAATGATCCTAGAACTTGTTCAGGAAAGAACTGAGGCAGATGCCGGGGCCGAGCGGTGAGCCGGGATTGGTGGAGATTGTTAAGCACCCACCGGTATCATAAGGAATAAATTGAATGGTGCCATTTGGCAAAAGAATCCCGCCAGTGCAATCTGGATTTGAAGGATAGCTATAAGTAGAAACAACCCCTGCGACTGAAACTTTTTGCCCATATAACCCGTTATACCCAACAAAATGTATGTCTCCGTTAGGCGCTAAAACACCACCAGACGCATTAGCTCCAACTGTATAAATTAATGAATACGTGGAAACAACACCGTCTATTGATACTTTTTGTCCTACTGATGCGTTATATGGAACAAAATGTATGTCTCCATTAGGCGAAATTACTCCCCCAGAATATTTTGTTCCAGATACAGTATTGATTAAAGAATAAGTGGAAACAACGCCTGCTGCTGAGATTTTTTGACCTACAGGGGCGGCGGCAGGAACAAAATGGATGTCACCGTTTGGAGCAAGAACACCACCAAAGTAAGAAGTGCCTCCGGTGTAAATCAACGAATAAGTTGAAACAACCCCGGCAGCGGATACTTTTTGACCTACTGGCGCATTGCTTGGTACAAAATGAATATCTCCATTTGAAGCTAATACACCACCAAAATACTGTCCGCCGGTATAAACCAACGAATAAGTTGAAACAACCCCTGAAGAATTTACTTTTTGTCCGCGAATTGCTCTAGCAGGTACAAAATGAATATCTCCATTAGGAGCTAAAACACCGCCCACGTAAAATGGAGATACAGTAGCTGTATATGCAAGCGTATATATGGAATTTGTTCCATCTGGATTTAACTTTAAACCCCTTGGGCCGTTGCCATCATACGGAACACAATGAATAGTTCCGTCTGGCGCAAGAACACCACCCCAATAACGGGTGCCAGAAATTACCGCACCTTCTCTTGTTCTGACTATTCCATTCGTATTATTGTTCCCGAACGTAGTGCTTCCTGTCACACCATTATTCAGCGCTGCTTGAAATGGAGTCCAACCTGAGAGATCAGTACCTATTTCACTATCGTCACAGAACGGTACACCCAGAGGCATCGCCGCAGCTGGGTAAGCACACAACACATCTTTCGTACCTGCTGCAAAGTCTACCTTCGCGCCGCTGTTGGAAGAGCCAAATACTAAGTCTCTGGATAACGTCGTGCCTGAAGAGGTGTACGTACCCTTGCCTACTTCCCACTCAGTCGTGCCTTTAATGACGTAGTAGGTTTCGTTGTTATTGCCGATGACGGAAAAGGACTGATAGCCTGCCGCCGCAGCACCAAGGGTGATCGTCCCCGTACCTGTTGTCGTGGTAGTGGACTTGACTCTGTTTTTGAGTACGAGCGCCATTAGGTTACATTCCCAGAGACAACACAAACGGTGCCAGATACGAACAGGATGCTTGCAATACCACGAGTCGCTAGTGTCATCGTCGCCTTATCTGCATCCGTTCCAGCAATATAAGCCGTCGTAATCGTACAAGTAATCGTAATCCCTGCGGTCGTATTGTTGAAGATGATGACCGCATCGCCCGCCGCAAACGTCGCATCAGGGATCGTAATCGAGCCGCCAGAGCCAACACCCACCACTCGACCTACGTCTGAGGTCTGCAGGCTGTAAGAGGTGGTTTTATCAGCTACCGCAGGAATGTTTCTAAATCCAAGCGAAGAAGCCTCATCCGGCAGCGTGTAAGTTCTAGCAGCAGTTGGGCCGGAGAACGTCAGAGTTTGAGTTGCTACCGGAACCAAGGTATTCGCATCTGGGAAGGTTACCGATCTGCTGGCTGACAAAGTCCCCGGCTGTAGTGTCACGCGATACGAAGAGCTACCACCAGCTCGACCTGCCAGAATCAATCCGTCTTGCGTCGATGTGCCAGTGCCAATCGTCTGACCTGTTCCGTTATAAAAGGTATTTGCGCCTGTGAAAGCGTTATTACCGGCTAACGTCACATCGCCAGAAGCGCCCGCAGCAGAAGCCAACAAAGTCACCACACCCGAGGAGTTCTCGCAGTACAGCTTCATGTCTGCAATGTTCAGACCCAACTCTCCGGGGGCTAGGTTCCCAGCAGTAGGAACAGCCGCGCCCGTCGTGCTGTGGTAGATGACAATCGGCGTATATCCGGCTTGTGCCATTTCTTACTCCTTAGAACGTCCCACCGGATATTCCGGCAGTAATCGCATTAGTTGATGGATTGTAGGTAATACCGGCGTCTACTCCAAGTGCCTGATTGCCAGTCGTGGAGGCAGCAACAAACGGGATGAAGAAGTCAGCATTTGTGCTAGTTGCCGTTGTAGCTACATTCGTGGCATTTGTGGCAGTTGTCGCCGTCGTTGCAGAACCCACAGACAGGGTGCTCTGAGCTACGTATTCAGGCGCTGCAGCCCCTGCCACTAAGACATAAGTCGTCGTACCTAGCGCCAGCTTAGACAGCGTTGCGGTACCAGATGCGTAGATCAGATCGCCTGCGGTGTAGGTTGTTAGCCCTGTGCCGCCAGAACCTACCGCTATCGTCGTGGCGTTCCAAGTACCTGCTGTCAGCGTCCCAACACCGGTAATCCCAGTGTATGAACCGCTGATACGTGCCGAATCAACCGTGCCCGAGGTAATTGCACTAGCCGCAATCGCAATCGATACGTCCGTTGCGCTGGTGATCTGACCCTGTGCGTTGATCGACAGGGTCATTGCAGTAGCTGCACCGCCATACGTACCAGCAACCACCGTGGTGTTAGCAATATTGAACGTATACGCAGGAGACTCAGAAAGACCTGTGCCAGCCGAATAAGTCAGCGGTGCGCCAAACTGCGTGAAGGTAATACCTGTCGTGCCCACCGTAACGGGTAGCGGTGTCTGCTGTACCCACGAGGTATTAGCGTTCGCAGTACCTGAAATAATCAGGAAGAAGTCGCCCTGATTGATCTGGTCAACGCCCGTACCTGCTGTGTCAAAGTCAGTCGCACGAATCAGGATATAAGGGCCACCAGCGCTTCCCGCTGCAGATAACGTATAAACGCCGTTATGTGCGGCGTTCGACTCATTCTTCACCAGAATTCGGGTGCCATTGTCCGCAGGCGAGGCAAACGTATACCCATCAACCGTTAGCGCACCATTCACGTTACCCGTCAATGTCGCCCCAACACCAGCCGTGCCATTGTTGTAAGTGTTCGCAGCTAAAGCCGCAGTTGTCGCGTACTTACAAGACTCGTGGAAGTTGATACCAGAGGCAATCGCGTCAGCGTAAGTCTTGTTGACGATGTCGTTGCCACTGCTCGGAGGCGTAGTAATCGTCCCCGAAGTCATTGTCACCGAAGTAAATGTACCTGCGCCGGGCACCGATGCCCCTATGGTTACGCCATTGACCGTTCCGCCTGTAATTGCCACAGAATTTGCGGCTTGCGTAGACATCGTCCCCAAACCGGTAATATCGGTGTTTGGAATAGTTGCCGCAGCCGTAAATGCACTCGATCCGTTACCTTTTACGTAACCAGTTAAAGAAGTTGCGCCTGTACCGCCGTTGGCAACTATTAAGGTGCCGCCTAGCGTCAGAGTTCCCGAAGATGTAATCGGGCCACCCGTAAACAACAATCCGGTCGTGCCACCCGATCCATCAACCGAAGTAACCGTACCCGCACCGGCAATCGCACCCCAGACAAACCCCGAGCCATCCCACTTCAAGAACGTATCGGCAGCCGTAGGAGCTACGGCGAAACCGGTCGAATTCGGACCTAGTTGATACAGAATCTGGTTCGCAGCGCCGCCAACAATGTTCTCAGAACCGGTAATCGTGACGTTAGCCGCCGAAGTAATCCGACCCTTACTATCAACCGTAAACTGCCCTACCTGCGTGCCAGAGCCGTAAGTTCCGGGCGATACAGTCGTTGCATCTAAAGAAATTGTCGGGTTGCCTAACAGGCCATCGCCATCAGTAACGACGATCTCACCTGCCGTTCCGGCGATCTGTACAGCCCCTACAGACGAGCTATTTTGCAGGGTTAGAATGCCAGACCCGCTAAGGCCATTTATAGAGCCTACAGGGCCATTTAGAGCAATGACAGGGTTACCAGCCACCCCGTCGCCATTCGTGACTGTAACGCCTGTAGACGAGCCTGTGAGCGTCCTTCCAACAACAGTGCTGCCGCTCGTCTTGGAAATCATCCCGTTAACAGACGTTTCAAGGCTTCCAGAAGCACCATTAAGGATAATCGAGATCGAACCCAGAGCGCCGGTATCCGTTAAGCCTACGCCCGTACCACCCTGCAATCTGCGCGAATTCGGCAGCGTTGACTCGGTGTTAACAGTAATGAATGTCTGCTGTTGCGTCGGGGAATTAGCAATCGCCGCGACCGTTGTCTGGACGGTCTGCCCGTTCTGGCTAATCGGAACCGACTCCGTCCCAGTAAGCGACTGGGCGGCTGGGAGTTGCGAGATAGTGACTTGTGCCATTATGGTGCCGTGCTAATAACATCCAGATTCCCGTTGTTCTCAGGATCATCTGTGTTTTGGTTAGTCGATAGTACAAACCCAGTTGTCGTCACAATATCATTCGGATCTACCGCCACGCTAACATCAGGGCGCGGGAACCGAAGCGTGATCCGCTCAGTCTTTCTAGCCGGTAATCGATACGGGTCAAATTGGTCTTTGCAGTTATGACTACAAACCATCAGCCCCGGAAAGTTCGGGTCTTTTGACAGATCGGCGTGCGGACGCTTCATCTTACAGCGATCACAGACTGCAATCGCTATGTCCGAGTAACCTAGTGTGTCAAGAAACCTCGGCATAACTACCTCGTGTATACCGCAATGTTCGGTGCCAGATAGATCGGCGACTTATCCCGCTCTTCAGACTCAGCCAGAGACAGATACTTCTCCGCCTGCATCTCAAGATACTGAATCCGAGCCATATCAATACCCGGCAACTCCATCGACATCTGGTGCGCCAACATGTTCTGTACCGCTAAATACCAGCGATCAGGGATCTCTAGCTGCCCGTCTAAGGCACCTACGTCCATCACCTGACGCGAATACCACACCACCATCTGCACAAAAGGGTCAGAAGGCGTAGGCCATAGGTTGATCTGCGGTCTTGGAATCGTCCGGTTGAACCAGAATTGGTACGGCTGGTTCGCAGTAAAGTTCTTGTTCGGCAAAGATACGTAGTCATCCCGGTTCAGACGCGCCATCGGGACTTCTCGGCTGTTATTCCCTACGTAGAACTCGCGCACCTGCAGCGTATTGCCGCCAGTCTCGCGCATCCGGTAATACTGCTTACTCGCACCCGGATCAATCTGGTACCAAAGCCACTCGTTATCGACCCAAGTCGTTACTCCGGTGTCTTCGAGGAGCGTCCACGTTGAGCCATCGGTTGAAGTCTCAAAAAGGATGTCAAAGTTTCCTGATACGCCCGGAAGAATACCAATAGAGCCAGCGTAAATTGGGTTATTAGTGCCATAGTTCACCGATATGTTGCCGTTAGGCGATGTTTGAACGCAAACCGTGTCGATGTTGCTGTCAAACGCATTATTTGCGATGCCAGAAGACGCCGAATACCCCCCTGTTGGGCGGTTCATCGTGCGGTAATTGGCATTTAGGACGTCAATTGAGCCCAAAGGCAGCTCATAAATGAACTGTTCAGCCTTCAGACCAAAGACTTTTTGCCCAATCGCCCAATAATTGATGCCAATATTGGAAAGATTGGATAAGAGATAGAAAAGCGACTGCTTGGCTGAGTAAACTTGCTCCGAAGTCAATTCTTCAGCCAGCTTCCCAGCGCGTCGAGCACCGTGGTCGATCAAATCTTGCACTGAAATGACCGTTTGACCGACTGTTCCAGAGTAAGCCATGTGCTTTCCTTACCATGAAGGGCATTTAGACGATCTCTTACCGCCTGAAGACATCTTACAAGTCGCCTTACCACCACTCTTCATCGCCTGACTTGTCGCCTGCGAAGTAGGCTCTGCAGCCTCTTGAGAGTATTCAGAGTAAGGACGGAAGTCATTTGTCGCAGGAGCAAAAGAACTCGCCTGACTCATCATGTCCGTCATAGCACCTGCGTTACCAGCAGTGCTGCCGGGGATCGTGACAGATGATTGCTCACCATCAGTAACAAGGCTGCTCAAACCACCAACAGCCATTTTCTTGCCTTTTTTCATATTCGCCTCACCAACCGGGACAATTCCAACGCTTCATCGAAGCCCTTGCGCGTGATCCACGTTCGCTCTTCTCAGCTACAGGCCCCATACGCGCACAGAATGAGTCCCTACGTTTACCGCCCTCCGGTTGCGGAGCCTTCAAGTCACTACCCGTCTCACGGTTGTACTTCGCCCGACCCTTTGCTGTCAATCCAGCACCCTGATCCGCAGGCAGTTTTTCGCCCCTGCCTATAGCCAGACTCACACCACCCTCTTTCATCGTCTCTGGGAGCTTTTTATAGGCCTTCTTGCCGACGTTTGACTGAGTGTACTCTTTGGCGACATCCTCTGATATGCCAACTTTTTTAGCAATCTTAGGGTTGTATTCAACCGCCTTCATCAGACGGAACTGAGCTTTAGACTTGGCGGGCATTACGGCCCCTCTTTCACCAAAAGAATGATGAACATGGACGAAACCGCATTGTTGTTTGCACTAGCAATCGCAGTTGCTTCAACCGTTGTCTTCTCTGGAATTGCAAGCGGGTACTCAAACACATAGTTCGCAACACCATTATTGAGCGTGGTGATCGCCTCAGTCATGCGAATGTTATTCGTACCACGGAGCAACAAACGACCTTCAACTTGGGTTGACCCGCTGGGCTGACCAGTCGAAAACAGACCCTGAGACACATATCCCGTATACCCTGCTGGGATGGTGTAGCTGCCTGTAGTCGTAACGTTGTAATCTAGCTTAATGATGTCGTATATGGTTGCAGGAACGCCTGCGGTCACAACACCAGTGCCGATATAGATGCTGCCTGCAGCACTGTTGCCAGAGCCAGCTGTTACCACATAGGCATAGTTGACGCGAAGAAGCGATGCAGTCATCGTGACGGCTGTTTGTCCGTTTAGCGTGACGGTCTCTGTGACTTCGTTGTAATTAGCATCAAGACCCTGTACAACGACCGTGCGGGCTCCTGTGCCTGCTGACGTATCGTTCGCACTTGTCGAACTGACGGTCATTTGAATGGCCGACGCAGGGAAAGTAATTAAACTAGGTAAAGGCCAAACCGAAACCTGAGTTTGGTCAACATCAGGGTTGAATCCAAAGACAGTAACATTTCTGTGCCCCTGAATTTGACCGCGAGAGACCTGCAACTCGAACGGTTCATATGCGCCTTGACGCGAAATAGATGAAATTACGGTTGCCATGCGGCTCTCCAAAATAAATTAAAAGCGGGGGCCGAAGCCCCCACCTTATTTAACACGCACCGCCAGAACGCTTTTTAGCCGGTGTTACTGTCCGACTTACTTCGCGCTCAGTAGTTGTCACCGAGCCAGAACCTTTTAGACCTTTGCTAATTGCTTCGTAGCCCTTTTTCAAGCGCTCTGGTAACAATCTCATTGCATCTAACGGGTTCTTCATTGCCTCAATAAAAGCCTCACGCTCGGCTTTATTTTGAGCCGTTTCATCTGCGTAAAACCTGTCGTAGGCTTTAGCTTGCTCTTTGTCAGACATACCACCTTCTGCGTACTTTCGTACTTTGCCACCCTTTTTATAGGTGCCAGACAGTTGGTTGATGCTGACAGGGGTGGGCGGCTTTTTGTAACCCTGAGGCATAGCAACTGCCT